GATCACACCGAAGATGATGCATATATCGCCGAGCTTGAGAAGGTGGCGGAGGATGCTATTGAAACATACCTCCAACGCCCCCTCTCCGATTTTGTGAATAAGGATGAATGCTCCCACGAGGAGATGAAGCCAGCCATCCGCCACGCCATCCGCCTTCTGGTGGGCACTTGGTATGCATCCCGCGAGGATGTTGTTTTCGCATCCACGAGTATGCTCCCCAATGGCGTGCAAGCCCTCCTCCTTCCCCTTAAAAAATTCCAATAATGCAAGCCGGATTACTACGCGATTTCATCGAGGTGTACCGCCAATCGGTTACCAAGAATCCCACCAATGGTGAAACCATCATCGCGTGGGAGAAGGCGTGGCGTGGCCGCGCCCGCGTGGAGTTCTCCTCGGGCACGCAAATGGTGGAGAATAACGAAACCATCAACACCATTACCCGCAAGGTAACCATCCGCACAAAGCCCGTATTTTCCGATAAGCTCACCACGCTCCGCATCAAGATAGGGAGCGATTATTACCGCATCCTCTCCCGTGATATCCGCGATACCGATATGGCTACGATTATGATTGTTGAATTGATAAACGAATAAATATGGCTCTCTTTGATTTCTTACGCCCCCGCAAGCGCGATGCCAATGAAGCCGCAGATCCCGCCAAGGAGAATGCCACCACCGTACCGTGGGCCGCTCCTGGGGAGAGTGAGGTAACAACCTCCGAGATGGCCCTTCGCGTGGCAACCGTATTCCGTTGCGCCGATATCTTGAGCAAGGGGGTTGCCCAACTCCCGCTCCTGATCAAAAGGAATATGGGCGGATATTTCGCGGAGGATGCCGCCGATCCATTCGGCCTCCATTACCTCCTTCGTTGGAAGCCAAACGAGCGGCAAAGCTCCTTCGAGTTGATGCGCTCCTCTATGCTTCAACTCATATTCCGTGGGAATGCGGTTATTGTGCCCGAATTAGGCCCGGATTCGTACCGCCGCCTCGTGCTGGTTGCGCCCGGCGCGGCCTCATTTGACCGCTACTCCAACCAATACATCATCAACGATACTATCAACGGCGTTTTTGGCGTATATCCAGCCGCCGAGGTAATCCATATCAAGAATATCTCCACCGATGGAGGATTTTGGGGCGTAAGCACCATCACATATGCGGGCCGAGTGCTCGCCATCTCCACGAATGCCGATAGGGAGAATGTGGATACCTTCAAAAATGGAGGCCTCGTGCACGGTTTCGTATCGGGGAAAGGCGGTGGCACTATCGGATTCGGCGCAATCCAGGATAGCCAGCTTGCCTCCGTGGCCGATAATGTGGAAAAGCAACTCGCATCGGGTAAGAATATCTTCAATCTTCCCGGAGAGATGAGTTTCAACCAGCTCTCCCTCTCCCCGAAGGATTTGGAGTTGCTCGCCACCAAGCAATTCAATGTGCTTGAGATTTGCCGCTTCTTTGGGGTGCACCCCGATAAGGTTTTTGCCCAGCAAAGCACCAATTATAAGGCCTCGGAGATGAGCCAAGTATCATTTCTCACCGATACTCTCCAGCCATACCTCACCCAGATCGAAACGGAGTTCCAGATCAAGCTCATTCCCCGCTCGCTGGCGGGTAAATACCGTATCGATTTCGATATCGAGCCGCTAATGCAAACCGACCTCAATACACAAGCCACCTATATGGAGAAAACCATTGCCGCCGGAGCGCGCACCGTCAATGATTGGCGCAAGAGGCTCGGGCAAGCCCCCGTTAAGGGTGGCGATGTGCCCCTCGTTTCCGCCAATCTCGTGCCACTTGATTCGCCGAAACTCCGTGGCGAGGCCACCCAAAACCATAATTAACCCGTAAGGGTAGAAAAAGCACCATTATGGATGAGATAAGAGTATTTGATTTCTCCCGTGAGCACCGCGAATTTGCCCCGCACATTGCCGAGGGCGAAAATTCACGCCGCGTGGAGGGCTATGCAATAGTATTTAACCAGCGTAGCCGCGTTCTCTATGACAAAGAGAAGAAGAAATTCTTCGTGGAGGTGATTGAGCCTCGCGCCGTTACCAAGGAGCTCCTTGATTCTTGCGATATCAAGCTCCTTTTCAACCACGATAACAACCATATCCTTGGCCGCTCCATCTTCGGATACGGCTCTTTGAGCTACGAAATCGATGATTACGGGGTGAAATACTCCGTTGAGCTCCCAAACACCACCGATGGCAATAATGTGCTTGAGCTCATTCGCCGTGGAGATGTGTTCGGATGCTCCTTCGCCTTCAACTACGATAAGGATGGCGTTGTGGATGTAAAGAAGGGCGGCGAAAACCTCCGCACCATCATCAAATTCTCCCGCATTTCCGATTTCTCCATCGTTGTGGATCCCGCATATTGGGGCACTTTCGTATCCTCGAGGGCCTTTGAAGAGCCGAGAGAGGAGGTAAAGCCGTTCCCCGCATCGCTGGAGGCGGAGCTTGAGATGCTCAACAATCTTTAACCCAACAAATAAAAACTCAATTCACTATGCACAAAGACACAAGAGCTCGTTTCTTTGAGCTCAAAAGCAAGATGACCGAGCTCCTTGAGGGGGCAAAGTCCGAAAATCGTGCGCTGACCGAGGAAGAAAACGCCACGCTCGCGCAGTATCGTTCCGAGCTCTCCGAGCTCCAGGTGGAAATGCAGATTGAGGCCGCAACCAGGATGGCGGAAGCCTCCCGCGTTGTTGTTCCCGGTGAGGAGAAGCGCGAAATCGCCCTCCGCTTCGCCGAGAAGATGGTTGCCGCAATGAACGGCACTCCTATCCAGCTTCGCGCAGTCAATGACAAGGCGAGCGTTGCTGGCGATACCGGCCTCACCATCGGTGATATCATCGAGCCTCTCGAGAAGGGCAACATCCTTGGCCTTCTCGGTTGCAAGATCCAGAGCGGCCTCACCGGCGATTGGAAATACCCCGTTGTTTCCGCAATCGAGGCCTCCATCGCTGGCGAATCCTCCGAGATCAGCGATTCCGCTCTCACCATCTCCGCCGTTCAGCCTACGCCCCGCCGCGTAGCCCTCTCCATCCTCGTAACCCGCACCGCTCTCAACGCCACCAACGATGAGCTCCGCGATATCGTTCTCGCCCAGATCGTGGCGGGCCTGGATCGCCTCCTTAACAAGTGGATGTTCCAGAAAACCGCAGTTGCAACCAATGTGAACGGCCTCTTTGTTGCCCCTGGCACCACCGCCACGATGGCATCCTCCGCTCCCACCTACGCCGAGGTGCTGGCCCTCAAGGCCGCCGTGGATAGCAAGGGCGTGAAACCCGATGCTACCGCCGCCTATGTTATGACCAACGCAATGCGTGCCGTGCTGGAGGCTACCCCGAAGGGAAGCACAACCGGCGGAATGATTTGCGAGGATAACAAGATCAACGGCGTGCCCGTGTATGTTACCGAATACGCCCCCGTAGGCGCAATCGAGTTCGGTTATTTCTCCTATGCTCTCGTTGGGCAGTTCGGAAATACCGAGGTTATCGTGGATCCTTTCACCAAGGCCACGAGCAACTCCGTGAGGTTTATCCTCAATACCGATTTCGATATCAAGGCCGCCCGCCCGGAGGCATTCGGTATCCTCAACCCCCACGCCTAATCGGCGGAAAAGCAAGAGGGGCGGTTACCCCGCCCCTTCTTTTGCCCTATGACTACGAGCGCGAATACTATAAGCGTTGATTCCCGCGAGGTGGAGGCCGCCATCGATAGGCTGGATCCTTCCAAATCCTCGCGCCTAAAGGCATCATTCCGCCAGGGTACGAAGAAATCGCTTAATATGATTCGCACGGCGGTAAGGCGCGGAGCATCCGCCGTAACCTCCAACCGCGAGAAGCGCAACAAGGGCGTATCAACCAAGATGTATAAATCCACCCTCGGCGGATCCGTTGGTATCAATAACAGCTTTACGCTCTCCAATGGCCGATGGTTTGGCTTATACCTCCTCGAGCTTGGTACATCCGATGTGATAGGCAGAAATGGAAAGAGGCACGGCGCAACTCCAGCCAAGCCGTTTTTTGCAAGTGCCGTAAGAGGCTCTATGGATAGGGCAACGGATTCGCTTGGTAACAACATTATCGCGGCCATAGATAAGGCCGCCACAAAGAAATGATTCTCTCGATATCGGAGCATATCTACAAGGTGCTTAACGCCACCACGGCCCTCACCGAAAAGGTGGGAGATCGGATCTACCCCCTCGGCACAAAGTTCGAGGTGGCCTTCCCCTTTGTGATATACGAGCGGGATAATGTGGATATCGAGTACGATAAGGCCAGCCGCCGCACGGCCAATGTGGATGTATCCATCTTCGCCGTGGCGGAAACCTATACCGATTCCCTCGCCATCGCTGAAATCATCTCCGATGCGCTGGATAAGGTAGAGGCCCATTATGATGGCTTTGATGTAGTCGATGCACATATCTCCTCCGCCTCGGAGGATTTCGTGGAGAATAGTTTCGTGCAACGAGTAAATTTCAGATTCCAAATTACCGAAAACAATGAATAAAGGAAACGATAGAAGGTTTTATTTGAGCGCATCGGGCGCGGCCTCGTTCACCTGGCTTGAGGGCGAGCAGAATAATAGCCTCTCTCGCTCCGTGGAAACCCTCGACATCTCCGATAAGGATGGTGATTGGGCGGAATCCGTGCCGGGCCGCAAGAGTGCCACCGCCGATGTAACCGTACATCTCGATGATACCGCAACCTCCGCCCAGCATACGATGCTTGCATCGCTCCATAACGGGCAGAAGGTATATTGCTTCATCGGGAAGCTCACATCGGGCGAATCTCCCGCCGCATCCGAGGGTGATTTCTTTGAGGCCGTGATAACGGCTATCAATGACACCAACGATAAGGATGCCGTGGCGAGCCGCCAGATCTCTCTCCAGGTAACGGGCGCAATCACCCACTACCCCAATATAAATTAGGCATAGCGGTATGATTCGCTCCCGCTACGAGATCGAATTAAGGGAAGGGGTGAAGGTAGAGATGCTTTTCACCCTTGCCCTTTTCGGTATTGCAAAGAAGCGCGGAATCTCCCTCGATCTGGGGGAGGATGCCGATGAGGATGATCGGATTACATATTTCATCAAGGTGATGTATGTGGCGGCCATCCTCGCGTGGGAATACCGCGCCGTTGATTCCCCGGATATGGGGGATTTTCCGTACAAGATGATGGATTTTGCGGAATGGAGTGGTAACCACCCCCTCCAATTCGCCAAGATTATCAAGGGCGCATCATCTGCCATCGCTGGGGTTGAAACCGATGAAGGCGAGGGCGATCAGGATGGAGATGGTGTAAAAAAAAAGTAACGGCGATTGACTATGGCGAGGTAGAGGCTTTCCTCGTGGGCCATTGCCGTAAGACCGTAAGAGAGGCGATGCTGGTATCCGCCGAGGAGTATGGTTACCTCGTGCGGGGCTACAATGAAGATATTCAAGAGCGTTACAATGTTGCGCGCTGGATGTGCTTCAATCGGATGCTAACATCGCCCTTCATCAAGCAAAAGCCGAGCTCGCCCGAGCAATACGCCCCCTTCCCGTGGGATAAGCCGCGCGAGGTAAGGCCCTCAAGGGTAACCCCCGAGGAGGAGGCCGAGCTCAATAGATTGAAAGAGGATTTTTTAAAACATAGAAATGAGTAAGATAGGCGATGTAATTGTTAAGATGCTTCTCAAGTCGGATGATTATGAGAAGGGGCTTGCGCGTTCCAAGAAATCAACACAATCCTTCGCCCAAACCATAACCAAGGGATTCACCGCCGCAATCGGAAAGGTTGCCGCGCTGGTAGGCGCGATAGTTGGTATCGCAAAGGCTCTCGATAGCATCTCCAAGGCCAATCAGGCCTTCGGCGATAAGTGGGCATCATTCACCTCGGGCCTCAAAGGGGCTTGGGATGAGTTCACGAGGTCGGTTGCATCCTTCGATTTCTCTCACCTATTCTCCCGGCTCCGTGAAGCATCGGATGCCGCCCGCGACCTCTACGCCGCGATGGATGGAATGGGTGAGATAATGACATCCTACAACATAGCGGCGGCGGAGCAAGCGAAGCATCTTGCCCAATTAAGGGTGGAGATGAATAATCAAAACCTCTCCATTGATGAGCGTATCGAGAAGGCGCAAGAATATCTTCTCATCACGAAGAAGCTCGAATCTATGCCCCTCCGTGGTTTGTCGAGGGTATCGGATACTACCTTGAAAAAGGTAATGACACAAATGGGCTACGATTTCGCGGGTAAAACCGAGGAGCAAATCAAGGCCGCGAAGAAATATTATATCGATTTCTTCAAGTGGCTCGGCACGGAGCAAGGCGAGTATTGGAATAGCCAGGGCAACGAAATTGCCGGGCTGGCTATGGATCTTGGCACATTCAAGGGCGCGCAATATCTCAAGAAGGCCAGGAAGGAGGGAGTTGAGGGATATGCAAGGCTTGCCGTAGCCTACAATAAAAGCGTAAGCGATAAAGATCGAGAGGCTCTCGAGAAGGCGATCGTTGAATACCTTCGCGCCGATGCCGCCTTCGATGAATCTACCCGCCGAGTGCAAACCCTCCTCAATAGCCTTGAATATCAGCGCAACAATAAAGAGGGGAAGGTGGTTACCGAAGCGGAGAAAGCCGATGAGGAGTTGAGGAAACGCGTGGCCGATATGCGCGCGAATTTCCAGCCGCTTGAGAAACTCCCCGAAATCGTAGGCGTTGTATCCACCCAAATGCCGGATATAATCTCGGATGAGTGGCTTCGCCGCCAGCAAGAGCAAATGGAGAAGGCTCAAAAATTCTTCGAGGAGATGAAGGAAAAGAGCGCGGCGGTGGCCCAAGAGTTCGGGAATGCCGTGCAAAATGGCATCGTTTCATCCATCGATATGCTTACCGAGGCTATTGGCTCGGGTGAGAATATCGATGGCGGTGCGGTGGTGAAGGCCCTCCTCTCCCCGCTCGCCGATGCTTGCATCTCTGCGGGTATCCTCATTATGACTACCGGCAAAGGTATTGAGGCCCTCCGCGATTCGCTCCTCTCGGGCCTCGTTACGGGTGGCATCTCCGCCATCGCGGCGGGGGCAACACTAATCGCCGTTG